TGGATCAACATATTCAAATAAATCAATGTTTATGTCTTCATTTAATTTAATTTTAGTATCAGTATATGCAGTTTTTATCACACGATTAGGATCACACAAATACAATTCGCATAAATCGTTTTCGTTTAAAATTATTTGACCGTATATGTCAGTACGCATGTGTCAATGATACTACATTTTATTAAAGAAATCAACTATTCTGGTCTGTTAGCTTCATTTTTTAACTCTAATATATCGGCAATACTAGACTCATCTTCCCACTCTAATCCAACCATTTTCCAATCGATTGATTTGGTTAATTTTACAATTTTTTCTTTTTTATTATTTTTTACTAAATCACAGATAGTTGGGTATTTATCTAACCACCAACTTTTTCTATCAAATGGATTGTTTGCCGCACTTTCTAAATCATATATAAATTTAACATTATCACTTAATTCTGATTTTAATTCAATATGACGTATTAACAATCTACCTTCAGTAATAAAATTGCATTTTAATATCAACAGCATTGCTATAATTTGGTCGTATGGTTCTTCAGGAAGAGTACAAACTTTCATACCTGCTTTTATATAGTGGTCTATAGCTTGTGTTTCTTTTGATTCTATGAAAACGCTATCAGATAAACATTCACCTAAAAAATAAATGATTCTATCCATAGCAATATTTTGTTCAAGTATGGATTCTGTTTCTACTTCCATACCTAATTTTACTTCATACACGTTCATTATAAATTTTTTTTCAAAATGAACACCTGCCATGAATCTAAAATCACGTTCTATTTTTGTCGCCACAGTTTATGTTCCTCTACTGTATTTGCTTTTTGCTCAATATTGACACCTGTTTTGATATTTTGTTTATTAAGCAACTCATCTAATTTTTTACCGCTTTCTTTACGGTAACTTTCTAGAGCCATCTGTAATTGACTGATAAGCGGGCCGTTGCCCGTGCGATATGCAAACGTAAGTTTAGTTGTTAATTTACCAATGGTTTCTTGTAGTTCTTCTATTGTTTTATCTGATAAGTTGTGTATAAAAGGATGTTCCATTTACGCCACTGCGCCCTTAATAACTGCAAAACTAAATATGGGTTGTTCAACTGTTGTTCCAGTCCTGTCAGCAAATGTGATTTGAAAGCTACCTGCGGCTACTGTTGATATATATGCTTCATATTTGTCTATGCCAGCTTTTTGATTAACAATAATAACATCGTTAGCACCAACTGTACTGTTAGTAACAGTAAATGAGACATATGAAGAAGAACCTGCCGCAGACACAAGAGTGATTGCACCTGTTGTTTTATTGATAGTTACACCACTAGTACGTGAACCAGTTTGTGTTACTGTACCGCCAGCACCTGCGCTATAACCTATTCCACCAGTACTATTTGACGTAATGGATCCTGAAGAAAGAATATTACCAGTAGCAGATATATTACCACCTGCTGTAATATCACTAGCGACATTCAATGTTGTAAATGCATTTGGCGTTACACTTGGGAGTATTGGAATCTGTTGCCAAATATCATCACCAACAAATACATTGGCTGTAGTTGCGGTATTACCAGTGGCTGTCGTTAATGTTACTAATGTTCCGGCTACACCATTTGTGCGTGATTGGCTTACTGTGATATTTGGACTAGAAATTGATTTGATATAATAAACTGTATTTGCATACAATCCACCAATGTTTGCAGTAAAAATAATAGGACTATTTACTACAAGTGATGTTGTGTCTGGAGTACCTAGGGTAATATTATTTGTAGCTGATGCTGTGCTTAATACATTCCTAGAATATACTACTGATGAATTAGGTTCATAGGTATCAGTTGCAATATATAAGTAGTTAACTGGATTGGCATACATTAATCCACTACTACCAGCTAACACAACATTACTTCCGCCTATTGTACTTGAAATTGTAAATGAATTACTACTTACAACATTTTTAACATAATAAGTTGCCCCTGATAAAACGTTAGCCTCAAAACTTACACCTGTAAACACAACAGGTAAATCTGTGTATAATTGACTTGTAGTATCAGTAGTACTAAAACAGTTGTTAGAATTGCTTGAAGTTATAGTTAGTTGTGATAGTGAAGGTCCTACTGCAATATCACCGGGTACATCTCCATTAAATCCAACTGGAGAAATTAATCTAGTTTGAACTTGTGTTGATTGTCTTGGTCTATTGATTGGCGAAATTGATAATGAATTACCGCAATCTAATGAACTAATAAGATAATTCAACTGTGCTACACCATTTGGTGCAGTAACGCTAACTAAATTACCAGTCATTGAATAATTTTCTAACGTACTAGCACCATAATTATTACCGGTGATAACGTTACCTGAAAAACTAATTACAGCGTTTGCATTTGATATGGCTAATTGTAATGTAACATTACTTTGTGTTCCTGTTGGTGCCCAGCTACCAAAGTTAAAAACTGTGTTTGCCGCAACTGTACCATATTGTACGTCACCTAATGTAACGTTTACCAATACAGTACCGCTTAGTGCGTTACCTAAATTGTATGTAGTTGCTCTAAAACTTCTGGTACTTGCATTGCTAATTAATGTATTAGCCATGTCATTATTGACAGTGGTATTTTTTAATGCGTTTTTAACAACTACATTATTTTGCAAGTCTGTGATTTCAGTACTTGCAATATCTAAATTGGTTACAATAGATGCAAAGTTGTCACGGAAACCTTGGCTGTTATTGTTAACGCCCGGTACTGGATAATTTACATTGATTGGGTTAGTGTTAATATTGCTCATTTTTTATGTTCCATAGTGTATTTAGTATTGAGTTTTGTCCGGTAAAATAGTTTGTCTAGGGAATAATACATAAAAATCTTCACTATCCAATGGATTTGGTGTTGGACTTGCGCTAGGTAATCCTGTCCATGCGGGAGGATTAAGATTATTGTCATAATCATAGGTAGCACTTTTATCTACACTAAATCTATCAATTCTAAAATTAATTTGATTTAATGTATATGGCCAGTTGTTTTGTATGTTTGCTTGAATAGTTGATGCAAATCCTGGTTTAGTATAACATATTACCCATGCTTGAGTATAACCTAACGTGCTACCGTCTGCTTGTTGACTTGTCATCCATAATGGTAACAAACTGCTATTATAAACTTGTCCAACCACCTCACCTACACGTGTACGCATGTTATACAAACTATTTGGATATAATGTTCGTGCGTAACCTGGGGTCAAACTTGTATAATATTGTTGATTTAGTAACTCAATGTAGCTTGTGTAAATGTTTGTAACGCTAGTATACCAAGGCCCCAAATTTAAATCAATTGCCACTGGCCAATATATACTCATGGGAACACTTTGACCATTTGAATTTACTAAGTTATCTATAACTTCGCTGTAAACGACTTCGTAAATTATATTACCGTTATCATCTTTTGCTACAGCAGTTTTTAGTTGACCTAATGTAATATTTCTCCAATAATGATTTTGAGTAACTGCTTCAAGGTATTCTTGTATGTCACTTGCAAATATACCATAAGCATGTTCGTACACTACATCAGTGGCTTTTCCAAAGTACTCATCGTCAGGTCTATACAACATACTAGTTGGTATTAATGTATCATCATTTAACAATGAATTAATAATATTTCTATCATTTAATGAAGGTGTTGCCTTTATGTATAATGTATCAGTGGGTTGGCTAAAATTTTGTAACACAGTTACAGTAAATGTGTTATTTGATTGCACTACATTAAATGTAGGTGAATACGCCTGAACAGTAAATGTGAAATCTGTTGTGGCTCCAACGGACAACAATTGGTTTGTTGGTTGATCCGCTACGAAACCTGTCAATTCGCCGTTGCTTAATAATGTTAAATTAGGGGGTAGTGTACCAGATACCAATCTGTATTCTAATGGTGTATCACTAGTGGCTAATACACTTAGCGTACTTATTGTGCCGTTATATATTTCACCTAAATTACTAGGTGTGATCCATGTAATTATTCCAGTAACATTTAAACTAACATTGAATGAAAAATTAAAGTTAACACTACTAATACTTGTGTTGCCGGCTTTTCTTACACTTAC